TTTGTTTGGGCGAATTGTAATGTGAAACTTTAATTTCCAAGGCGCGGGAATAACAGGACGCACTTTTGGATTAGGTATGCCCTTATCAAGACGCGCCACTGATCTGTGAATATAAGCGCCGCTGACTTCGTCACGGTCGCCGTCAAAACGGCCAAACCTAATTGGCTGATCGTCACGAAGTAGAGGTATAAATGTTTCTTCAATATCCACAAACGACAAACAAGCGTTGGCAATATCCTTATACTTTCGCTTGTCGCGCAATCTCTTTGGAGCGCTGTTCGTGTTGTGGGCCGACAAAAACGACATGATGTTCGCCGCCGGAATACCAATAACCGGCAACTCGTCTTCCCGTGTCGGAGCCAAATATAGCTTCTGGTTTGGCTCTAGTTTGGTGTTGTTGTCCCCCGCATAACGGTCGAACATAATGTCTTTGGTTCCGCATAAAGTAACCTCGCGTCGAATGGTGTCTGTGTGACGATTTAATTTTACTGACGACATTTTCATTTCTCCAAAGTTGATAGCCTTGCGTTGCCTTGCCTGGCCTCGCCGCGCCTGGCCTCGCCGCGCCGAGCCTCGCCGTGCCAAGCCGCGCCACGATTTAATCTTTACATTGTTAAATTCATAACAACTTAGTCAAACATCGAGCTGGCGGCTTTTGATGTAGAGCCACCAAATGCTTCAAATGCTTTGCTTGCTGGCATACGACCAGATCCAAGCGGATCGTCATCACGAAGCTTCTGAATGTTTTCTAATCCAAAGCTAACGCCACGATTGCCCGCCGCTTCATAAGCGTAAGGACGCACCTGGGCGCGAAACCACGCGCCAGAATACAATTCACTTTCGTCGATAATGTCTTGCAAACCATTATCCACGACTCCAGGTCGTCGATCTTCGTTTGCTGAGAAAGTTAATATGTAAGCGTCATCTGGAACGCCAGGAATTGGATTGTCCAACTCTTCGTTCGTGCGAAATGGCGAGCGAACGTTCTTTGGAACATTCTTGCCCCATTTGGTGGCGGCAGCATCAGCGGCAGCTTTCTTCAACGCAGACACATCAGTGTCCGGCATAAACACAGCGCGCACTGAATATTTCTTTTTACCATCTGGGTTCTCGCGCGGTGCTGTCGCACGAAACACAGAGATAAATGCTGCACGAAATTCGGGCGTAATTATTTTGTCAGTCATATCAGTTCCTAAGTTTCTAGGTCGGTGAAAATGCGGACTTGGCGTCCACTTTAATTGCTGGTCGCTTGTCCGACTCATGGACAAGCACATGCCCAGAACTTTCCTTCACGGTCAGTTCTTCCAGCTTGGCACGATCTGCCTTCGCCAACAGCTTTTCAGCCGCCGCTGGCGATATAAGTTTGCGCTCATAAAGAACATCGTAATCTAAAGATGGCATCAACGCCTGGGCCACTTCGCCCTCATTGCGCCATTTGCGGGTAGCGCGCTTCTCAACCAACTTGTGGTTTGGAATTTCAATGCCTTTTTCGGCCTCGGCATAAGCGAATTCGCGCACGTTTTTAATGTAAGCTTCCCAAAGCGGTAAAAACTCTAACGTCTCGGCCAACGAGGACGCGTTATACGGAAGCGTTGTTGTAAAAACTTTCTTTGCCATAGCCTGCGCCTTCTTAGCTAATAACGGACATTTCGGAGCAGCTAAGCACCAACGACACGCCTTTTCGCTTGGGTTTAAATACTCAATAATTTCTTTGGCTTTTGCCGCATTTTGAACTCTGACAATCGCTTCTTCGATGTCAGTATGAAACTCCATCAGATCGACCATGTCATAGGTGACTGATCTGATCGGCCCATCAGAATGCGGGCATCGCGGCTGAACAATTGTCGCCGTTACAGTTTCGACGGGATATTTAAAAGTCAGTAGCGCGGCGAGCGCGTAAATTTTGAGTTGTAAATTATTTACAATCTCAACAGCTACGCCTGCGCCATATTTCAAATCAACAATATGAAGCGCTTTAAGTTCATCCTGCAAAACAACGGCGTCGGCTGTGCCGAATACAACTTCATTTATTTTAACGCGTTGCTCAACATGCAGCTTGCCTTTCAAGCCTTGGACGTAGTCAACATAAATGTTGACGTTGTCGAGCATTTCTTTTTCAGCATCAATAAATTTAAGATCTTCTCGAAGGATCGCTTCTGCCACAGAATGCGCCAGCGTGCCTTCTTCAGCAAACTTGCTTGTCTGTTCTGGCATTCCATCCGACAACACAACGCTGCCAGGACATGTCATCCAGCGCTCGGCGCTGCTAGGGCTTAGTTTAGCGTGCGCCATTAATGCAATCCTTAACAAAGTCTTTATAGTGTTTCTGGTTTAATTCACCGATGCGCTTGGCATCGTATTTATCCAGCATCTTCATGCCTTCATTCATGCCTTTGGCTGTCGTCAAAACGTTCAGCGCCTTGCGCGCTTCTTCAATCGTCACGACAGCTTCTGGAATTTCATCGATGGTTTGTTCGAGCGTCACTTCGCGCTCTACTTTTTTCTTTTTAGATTTGATGGCAGCGGCGTCCATGGGGAGGACATTGGACGCCGCTCCATCTGCGCAGCCTACAGGCGAGGCCACCCTTGCTGCGCTGCCGGTGTTATCCGCCACTACCGGCTGGGCGTCGCTGTCAGTGGTTAAAGTATCCAACAGCTTTTTTACGAAAAGAATGTCCGACGGTGATCGGGGATCAAAACTGATTTGCATGGGTGCCTCGTAGTTATGTTGCGAATATACCAACTGTTATGATAATCGCAACCCCCTAGTCGAAGATTTTTGTAATTTCCCGCGTTTTGTGACTGACAACACGCATAACTTCTTCGTCTACAGTTCCAGCGCAGACAAAAAAGCGAACACGAACGCGATTTTTTTGGCCAATCCGATGGCAGCGCATCGCGGCCTGGGAATTATTTGCCGGAACCCAATCCGACTCAATGAATGCAACCTCATGCGCGGCAGTTAATGTGATGCCAACGCCAGCCGCCTGCACCTGTCCAATAAAAACCCTGCACTTTGGATTGTTTTGGAATTCGTCAATGTAATGATCGCGCTTCTTTTGCGGCGTTCCCCCAAACAAATTCACCGCGCCAAATCGTCTTAACCGCACGCGCGTTTCTTCAATCACTTGCTGGTGCATGGCGAAGATAACAATCTTATTTACCGCGCCGGATTCCAATTCTTCTTCAATTATATCCAGGCATCGTTTCAGCTTGCCCAACCCAATATATCGGCGCAACGTCGAGGTGGATTTTGCCATCCCCTCCAACATGGTCGCGGCGTCTGAGTGCCCAGAATGCTCAGCGCGATCCAACAGCTTCAAACTTGCTGCAAGATTGGCGTCAATGTCTTTCATATTTTCCAAGAATTTCGGCACACCGATTTCTCTGTAATTCTCGTAAAAATACGTCTCGACATCCACCTCGCTTCTCTCAACCGTTACGGTCGAGAAAGTTATCTTTGGCAAATCTTTCATCACATCGTCTTTCTTGCGTCTCAACATAATCTGCGCCATCAGCGCCTTTAATCGTTCAACATTCTGAACGCCGGTAATTTTATAGCCGTAATCGCCTTGAAACCCCTTGCAGAATTCAAAAACGAAATCCCAATATGGCTTGTTCACCACGCCAGCTGATCGCAAATGTGTGTAAAGTTCCGACGCATTATTTGGCATCGGCGTGCCGGTTAACCGCCAAACATGCGTGGCCGTATCCGCCAGCCCAGGATGTTTATTGTGACCGTAACAAGCTTTTGTGCGTTTTGCGCTGCGTTCTTTGAGGTAGTGCGCTTCGTCTAAAACCAATACGTCCCAGGATCGATTCTTGAGGCCACTGAGTAGCTTTGGATTTGAAGCTAGTAGATCGTAGCTGACAATGTTTAAGCCGTCTCTGTGGCCGTCTCTGCCCGTTAGAATAATGGTCGAGTCTCTAGGGGTGTTTGAGAACTTTTTAAACTCACGATCCCAATTTACGCGTAACGCGGCTGGGCAAACAACCAAGATGTTAACGGCAGCGATAATATCGCTCGCCAACACAACCTGGGCTGATTTGCCCAGGCCCATTTCGTCAGCAAGTAGCGCCTGTTGTTTTGTAGCAAGCCACTGCGCG